GGAGGCCGTGGCACTTACGCAAACGCCATAGAGCTGTACGCGCCTTGCCAATTTCCTGCATAACTTCCTGCTCGCTCATAAAATCAGTATTCATTTTTCCTCCACGCTCACCCGCTGCAACGGGTTAATTTAGCCGTGACATGTCACGGCAGAATGTTTAATTTCATTTCATGCCAGCCGCGATTAGCCCAGCACGCTGCTTCACCTTTGCATGGACAATCCTGCACCGGCAGTTGATCGCCACACTTACCACACTGCCGCTTACTGATTACCCGAATACGGCCACGCACACGCGCATCATCCTGGCGAATCAGCAACGCTATGTACTCGGCCATCTCATAGGGTTCGCGACCGGGGCGACGAGCGGCGCAGTTGTGCGCCAGCATCGCTAACTCCTGACTATCCAGAACCAGCTCCAGTTTCTGCTCGCCGGCAGCGGCCTGACGTGCGCGCTGTTCTGCTTTGCGTTCTGCAGGTGATTTAGGCATGCTGAGCCTCCATGAATGCCTCTATGAATCCTTTCGCGACTTCCGCGTTGATCGCGTTACCGTAGGCGCGCAATCGTCCCACTCTTTGGGTAGCGCCATGAGCCAGCGGGAATGAGCCGGGTTCAACTGGCCTCCACTTTCCATCCCGGCAGAGGAGCCAGTCAGAATCTCTCCAAAAGCCGTTAGTCGCTGAGGCTCCGGCATAGGTTTTGTTATGTCGATTCCCGAACCCTGAATCTGCGCACCGCAAAGCGCTGATGTTTTCCTGCTGCTGTCCGTGTTGCCCGCTGCATTGTTGCCGTTTTGTGGTGGAGTCCCCGCCATCGGCGTAGGCCATCCCGCCAACGCAGCAGCCCAGCCTAGTTTGTTCGGCGTGGTCCTTCCGTCTCCACTCATTTGAACCTTGGTGCAATTGGTTATCATGCTTACCTGATGAGTTGGCCAACCCGCTAACTGTGCTTCCGATTGAAGGTTCATTCCACCCTGACGGCCGCTCGTTCCTGCTCCGGTTCCGTTGTTCGCTGTCGGAGTTGGCCACCCAGAAGAGTCGCTGCCTGATGTGCGGCGCACCGAAGCCCGCAGCGCAGATATCAAGAGCTGCTGCGGCGTATCCCGTTCCTTCCAGGTCAGTTTGTACAAGGTCGAACCAAGCAAGTCCGTCTTTGCTCGCAACCTGCTCTCCAAAGACTGTCTCAGGTCGCAGCTTTTCGATGAGGTAGTGGAAGTGGGGCCAAAGGTGCCGCTCGTCATCAAACCCAGCACCTTTGCCTGCGTCGCTGAAAGGTTGGCATGGGCAGCTTCCTGTCCAGACAGGGCGATCGTCACTCCATCCTGACTGGCGGAGCGCGTAACTCCAGACGCCAATTCCGGCGAAGAAGTGACACTGTGTGAAGCCTCGCAAATCTCCGGGTGTAACATCCTCAATACTCCTTTCATCAACAACGCCAGCGGCGATGTGTCCTGCTTCAATTAAGTTACGCAGCCACTGGGCGGCGTAGGGGTCGATTTCGTTGTAGTAAGCGGGCATCATTCACATCTCCACGCGCTTAAACTCAATGACCCACACCCACGGGTTAGCCTGCCATCTACCTTTACCGCTTAGCGACTCCCACAGACCACGGAAAGAATTAGATGCAGACATAGTGCAGCGAAGGCCGTTTTTAATACCGACCGGGAAATATTCGTGATACATCTTCGGCAGATCGGGATCATGTGGCAAGGGCTCGATCCCCTCGGCGACAGCATCCGATTCACTAATATCCTGCAACCGCTCCACACGAACGCCGGTAATCTCCAGCGTTATGCGGGAAGCCCAGCGCGGCATGTGGATGGATGGAGTCCAATTTTCAGGCGATACAGGCTTATTGCAATTTACGACTGGCACGCGGTGCGTTTGCTGCGTCCAACTTTGTCTTTCGCTGGCGCGATACACCAGAGTTGCAACGTCCGTAGCTCTGCTATGAACACGAAACGTCTCACGCACCCACAGGCGATCACCTACTGCACCGAACGGGCAGCACATGCTGAAGTATTCATGCGCATCAGGCAGATTCGCGCAATTACCAGGAATAAAGTCGGAGACGTGGACCATGCTGCGCGTCTTGTTGCATGAGAACCAGAAATCACTCTCACGAGTTTTACTCGGCACTGGCTGAACCTTCATGATCCGGCGCGTCTGCGTCTTTCTGCCTTCCAGAACTGCACGAACCATTTCGGCGTTGAAGATAATTCCGCGCTCACGCATGGCGTTTCACCTCTGCAATTATTGGCAGAAGCGCTGCTTGCTCACGCACTGCATTGATGGCGTCGTCTGAATAGCCCCAGATATTGCCGTCACAAATGCTTCTGCGCTCCATGCCGAGGTAATAGGGGTGAATTTGGGTGCCACGAATTATGTACTCACGCATCATTTCAACGAAGTCACGCAGCGTGCCGCCATGAGTAAAGCCGCGCCACTTATTGGTGAAGCGCGTTTTATGAGTGAAAATTAATTTCCCGCTGTATTCGTCGAGAAACCAAACCCGCCCACGCCTATCAACCAACATCTCAGCTGTCTTTCCTGTCGCCTCACTGAAGAAAAAGCGGCGGCCGTGTGCTGAAATAACCTGAATGAGTTGGTTAGCGTGTGCCAAACGTTCTTGTTTGGTAGTCATCACTCACCATCCTTAGCAGCACGGAGCCAAATGCACACTGCGCCGTCTTCCGTGTCATGGATAGATGCAACGAACCAACCTTCACCTGCTGGCGCTTCTGGTTGCCAGGAAGAGATGTCATAACCATCAACGTTCGGGTCTATTTCTTCTTCATCGCGGTACTGGATAGAGCATCTCAATCCCTGCTGTTTCAACCATTCATTGAACTCATCAGCAGCAATGTTTTCGCGTCCATCGCAAAAATTTTCGTAAACTGGATGCGTCCAGTAACCGTATTTGTCACGCTCAACCGGTAATGCACTCAGTTGCTGCTGATCGCTATCATTAGATTCATCAGCGATAGGTGCCGCCATAGCTGGTAGAAGGTCGTAATCACAGATTGAATGAATGTGCTCGCCAAGATGCGTGTCTTCATCCCCACGCGGGCGCTCATTGTTTTTAGTTGCCTGCTGCATCACCACACCCCAACAAACGGTTTCAACCTCCTCAGACCATCCGTCGCAGGCATCACCGAGGTAATCATCAATGGCACTTTGTGCGGCATCAGCGGCTTCTTTCGCACTGTTAAACGTCTCGAAACCGTACTCCGAGCCATAAAAGAAAAAGCCAGCTCCAGACTTCAGTTTCATGTTTTCAACAGACAGAACATCAGCACGCACTGTCATAACTTCAAGGCGAGTCGCCAAATCAGAAACTAGCTTGGCAATTTCCGTTAATGGGGCATCGGCACCTTGTGCGATTGCAAAAGCGTGACCTGCTGCTACCAGTTCTTTGTTTGATTTTTGCTTAGTCATGCTGGTGGCCCTCAGTGAACGGTACGGCTAGCGCTGTTGAGGCGCTCGGCAGCTTTCTGGGCTGCGATTGGGTTACTGATCACTGAGCCGTCAGGCATAATCCAGCCGGCTAAAATGATGCTGTAGGGCAGGGTGACAATGCCCACGGTGATATGGTCCTTCGAATGCTGCATACATCCTCCACGCTTTTTTGGTTACGGGAATCCCTTGCCATTGCTGGCAATAAATCACTGAGGGATTCATTTAATTGGCTGACAGGCTCTGCAAAACCTGTAGCCTCGTTACTCCACGTTGAAAGGTATTGCGGTGCCGGGTGCCTCCCGGAGCTCTGGCTGAACTGGCAATAACCAGAGCGGGTTTAGACTTTGAGCCTCAACCGATCGCGTAATCGTTTGGGCCAGTTCACCACACTCGCACTTGGTGCCATCACCACAATAGAAATATCACTGCTAGGAAAGCGGCAGATTGGGTTATGAGTCCCGTTACCGCCCAGTGATATTGCTGTTGTGTGCTGACCTCCCAGCCAGCGTGGTTCGGGTAACTGCGCCACCACGCAGCTTACGAACTGGCAGACTTTTACGGTGCTGCCCCCGATGTTGTGTTCACAGGCCTATGCGATTCCCCGCCGTTCCATGAGGTCTTGTTGGCCATATTGGCGCTTAGCGCCGAACTGTTCCGCATTACCTGATCCTCCACAACGTTGAGAGCACTTGACGCCTCTGTGACGCGGCTCGGTGCGCCCGTCAAATGCTCTCATCGTTGTGAAAAAGTGGCGGTTAAACCGGTCGAACACTATCTTCCCTCTCCTGATAGGGTTGAAAGCCCCGGAGAAACCGCCAAAACACTCAACGTTTAAAACACAGACTTGTATTCCACATCCACTTCACAGCATTCGAACGTCATGACACCGTTATCTGCATCACAGATGAGTTCGGCATCAGGGAAGAGGTACAGGAAGGTGATCAAGTCCCGTAAGCTGGTGTCGGCCATTTGCTTGATCATCTTCACTGCGTCAACCTCAAGTATCATTCGATGACTAGAATATAACTACTTTAAGTAGAGAATTGCAACTACAAAAAGTAGAAAATATTTGCATCATGCGTCATTAAATACTTATGTGGCTGTTTTCAGGCATAAAAAAACCGGCTTTCGCCGGTCATTTTCTTTGGAAGTGGTTATCCAAAATCGAGCATCTTTAGGGGTAAGCACCTGATAAGTTTGCCGAAGATATGTAAATCCGACATCTCGCACTCTTCGATGTAGAAAGGGGGATAGTTTTCATTGTCTGACAGCACGGCAAGCTTTCTACCTTTAACCTTCTGTAGCCGCTTAACAAAAGTAGAATCTTCGAAATTGAAAACGTAGACGCCGTCGCCGTTAAAGTGATCAATGCTTCTGTCCACAAAAAGCAAATCTCTCGGGCTTAAGGTTGGCATCATACTGTCGCCATCAACGTTGATAAGCTCAATCCCGTCTAACGTTTTCCGGCCAAATAATTCATAAACGCGTTCATCCGGTATTTCAATCGAGCTGATTACAGTAGGGAACGGCTGGTTTATATATCCATGACCTGCAGAGGCATGTAGATCGAACTGTTTGATTCTTACTGTCCCTTTATCTGGCCTATCAAAGCCTTCCATGACTCCGTAATCAAGGTATGCCGGTGAGACCGACAATTTCTCGGCGATCTTCAACATCTTTTCATCCCTCGGCTTTGCTGTGCCCAGAGTGTAGCGCCGCGCCATCTCATAAGAGACGCCACTCAATTCGGATAACTCTTTAACCCCAAACGCCATTATCTGGAGCGACTTGTTAAGCCGATCGGCAAAGTCTTTGTATTTAGCTTCTTCCACCATGAGTGGAAGATTAAGCGCACAAAACATAGTTGTCATTTCTATTTTAAGTTGCAATTAATTACTACTTTAAGTAGTATCAATTTCATCCCATCTATGAGGAAAGAGAGATGCAAGAAGGCTTCAAGAACGTAAGCGACAAAGCTGTTAAGGCGGTCGGCTCAATGTCAGAGGTTTCACGTCGATTTGGTTTCGGTTCTGTCCAGTCTGTTGCCAACTGGATTTCTAAAAACCGAGTGCCGCCAGAGCGAGTGATTCCGCTTTGCGAGTGGGGAGGTTGGTCAGTCACCCCACACCAATTAAGGCCTGATATTTATCCAAACGCAAAAGATGGCCTGCCAGTTAAGTAATCAGGGTAAAAGATGCGCAATTTAAATTTAACTACCGCAGGAAAAGCAAAATGGTAGACACCATCAACACAGCAATTCGCCTGATGTGCAAAGCACACCCACACGGTCGTTTGGGTATGGCTGATGACATGGGCATGACCATCGACCAGTTCCACAACCACCTATACCGCAAGTGCGGCAGTCGCTTTTTCTCGCTGGATGAGCTGCAGCAAATGGAAGACCTGTCGCGCAGCACCTACCTGGCTGAGTACTTCGCTAATCGCAAAGGCCTGACGCTGGTGGACGTTTCAACCGTTGAAAAAGTGGACAAGGTTGATCTGTATGACATCGAGCTGCGCAACAAAGCCACTGCCGGGAATCTGGCGATAGCTAAGCAGGAAGCGGTAGCAGACGGTGTTATTGACCAGAAGGAGCTTAAAACGCTGTCTGGATTGTTTCAGCAAAAGATGCGCGGCCAGATTCATGGCTTTCTTGGCTTTCTCGCGCTGTACGGCGTTGGCGTGACAGAGCATTCGGTAGACATGTTCATGTCCAACCGCAAAGCAGAAGTGGGCATGCAGATTCAGGCACAGGAATTATGAGATGGGTAGAGCAGAAAGGTTGAGCGCCCCAGTTTGCAGACCGGAGCGCTCGGCATCGTCAAATCAACTTGCGTGGAGAAGTAACGACATGAACAGCTTAATTCAAACAAGACCTTCAGTGCAATTCCGCTGCCGCGTGGAGGCTGGTCAGTTGCGGTATGAGCAAATATTACGCGTTGCAGGTCAGGCCGACAACTACCAGTCAGCGGAACCGTTGGTAGTTCAGAACGCCTGGAATGATTTTTATCGTAATCAGGAGCCCGCCAAATGCGAATACTTGACCGCTGGTTCACTGATCGTCGGGGCATTCCTGTTCGCGTTATCCGCTGGGAACCAGAATCAAACCGCGTTATTTACCTTCGCACTAATTACGAACATGGCGAGTGCTTCAGTCCTCTCCTCCAGTTCCAGCGCGACTTTCGGGAAATAGAGGCACCGCATGAGTTTACTTCTGAAGGTTAAGCCGCTGGTAGTTAGCCCTGTGCTTGCATGCCGTATTGGCCTCAATGAAGCGATCGTGCTTCAGCAGATTTGCTATTGGCTGGAGGACACCACATCGGGTGTTGAGCATGAAGGCCGCCGCTGGGTTTACAACACCATTGAAGACTGGAATGAGCAATTTCCGTGGTGGTCATCAGACACGGTAAAACGCGCTCTGACATCGCTTAAAAAAAGCGGGCTTATCTACGTCGAGCAGTTAAAAAAGACGCAGCATGACCGCACGAATTTTTACGCGATTAACCACGCAAACCCACTGTTATCCGATGAGTGCAAATTGCCCTCATCGAAGGATGCAAATTGCACTCATCGAACAGGGCAAGATGCACCAATCGAACAGGGCAAATTAAACCCATCGATGGGGGCAAATTGCACTCGTCTTACAGAGAATACAACAGAGATTACTACAGAGATTACAGGTAAAAACCCTTGTCCGGTTTCTGCGAAACCCGACGATGAACAGGATGAGTTCAGGGTTCTTGATCATCTGAATCGGGCTGCTGGCCTGCGCTACCAGAAATCACGGTCATCACTCGGACCAATTCGCGGACGCCTGGCAGAAGATTTTACAGCCGAAGAACTAATTCTCGCCGTGGATTACACGATCGCCAAATGGGCTGATGACGCCAAGATGCGCGATTACGTCCGCCCGGAAACAATCTTCCGACAGGGTAAATTTCCCGCGTACCTCGGCTCGGCTCAGGCATGGGAGCGCGCTGGCCGTCCGCCATGCATCAAGGGCAAGTGGCAGCGCGACACCACACAGGTGGCGAGCATGGATTATCAGATTCCTGACGGCTTCCGGGGGTAACGATGAACACTGAAACGCTGATCCTTACGCACCTGATGGCCTTTCCCGGACAGACCCCGGCGCAGATCGCCAGAGCAATCGGGCGCACGCGTAGCACGGTGGTTTCCGCATTGCCGGTGATGACCGCTGTTGGTGATGTCTGGAGCGATGCCGAAGCCCATTACTTCACTGCAGAGCCAGCTGGCGAAGGCGATGAGAAATACATTGCCCTCTGCGACAAGGCCTACAGCCTTCAGGGGCGCAATCTGTGGAACCGCGCCGCCAATGTCTGGCAGCAGGCGCAGCAGTCAACCCGCAAGGCTGGTCTTCGTGAGAAAGCGAGAATCCGGGCAAACATGTGTGTTGCGAAGGCGAAAGAGCGTGACCCGAAGCCGTTACCCGATCCGTTCTGCGTGCGAGGTAAACGCCGATGATGGCAGCTATCAAAGCGCACTACTGGCGCAACGAAGATTACTACCGTGGCATTCGCGCAGCGGTTCTGATGATTACCGGTTTAGTTATTGCCCTGATATGGGAGTTGAAAACAGCATGAGCAATTTGCTTCAGGTTTACAAAAACAAAGACGACAACGAAACCGACATCACGGTACGTAAAACTTACCTGCTGGGTGTTAGTGAGCTGTATATCGAACCTGGTTACAACGTTCGCGATATCGATCAGGCTCACGTCGAAGAATTCCGCGATGCGTACATTGCCGGTGAGAACGTTCCACCTCTGACAGTTCAGGTCACAGAGCAGGGTGTGAAGGTGATCGACGGTCACCACCGCCTGCATGGCGCGAAGCTGGCACAGGATGCAGGATATGAAATCCGCCTGGAGTGCAAAGACTTCGTAGGCAACGAAGCCGAGCGCATCGCTTTCATGGTGACGAGCAGTCAGGGCCGCCCACTGGAGCCGCTGGAACGCGCTGCAGCTTATCAGCGTCTGAAAAATCAGGGCTGGGAACCGGCAGAAATCGCGAAGAAGGTTAAGCGCTCGGTGGCAGACGTCGATCACCATCTGGCGCTACTGACCGTAGGTGATGGCTTAATCGAAATGGTTAAGACCGGCGAAGTCGCGGCCACAACTGCAGTGGCGATGGTGCGCGAGCATGGCGCGCAGGCTGAGACGGTAGCCAAAACGCAACTTGCAAAAGCGAAAGCCAGCGGCAAGAAGAAACTGACGCGCTCTGCTGCCATTCCACAATTTAGCCCTCTGCGTGCCAATCGCTTACTTGAATTGCTGGTTAACGTGAAGTTTGACCATGAGCCAGATGGCGAATTGACTATTTACGTATCACCAGATTATTCCAAAGAATTCTCAAAAATCATGGGTGAGTTTCAGCAATTTCAGCGGGACCAGAACCCGGAGGGCGCGTAATGCCTTACCAGCTCATCTACGCCGATCCACCGTGGCAATACAACAACAGCGCCAGCAATGGCGCTGCTGCTGACCACTACAACACCATGACGATGACTGACCTTAAGCGCCTGCCCGTTTGGGCGCTTGCAGAGGAGAACGCGGTGCTGGCTATGTGGTACACCGGCACACATAACCAAGAGGCTCGCGAACTGGCTGAGTCGTGGGGATTCCGTGTTCGCACCATGAAGGGGTTCACCTGGGTGAAGATGAACCAGCGTGCAGAAGAGCGCTTCAACCGCGCGCTGACCGAACAGACCATTCACGACTTCACTGACCTGCTGGACTTGCTGAACGCAGAAACACGCATGAACGGCGGCAACCACACTCGCAGCAACACAGAGGATGTGCTGATTGCAACGCGCGGCACCGGGCTGGAACGCGCCAGCGCATCGGTAAAGCAGGTTGTGTATTCATGCCTGGGCGAACACAGCGCGAAGCCGTGGGAAGTGAGAAACCGTCTGGAGCAACTTTATGGTGACGTGTCACGCATTGAGCTGTTTGCGCGAACCGCCGCCGATGGCTGGGATTGCTGGGGCAACCAGTGTGACAGCAGCGTGCAACTGATCGCCGGGAGGGTGGCATGAACAACCTAACCGATAAGCAAGTAGCTGACTGGATTAAGGCTCTCCGCTATGAGAAAGCTCAGGGCTCAATCAGCCTGGCGCATTCACGCTTTCTTGAGGTTCTCGATCGCATGGTGACTGCAGAAGCGCGCGTTGCTGAGCTTCAAGAGCAGATTGAAAGTTCAGCGCTGCAAGCCATAGCAGACGCAGCTGCCGATGACTTTTACCGGAGCGAGGAAAAATGAGCAGCAGAGAGCAGTTCGAAGCATGGGCGAAGGCTGAAGGTTTAATAAACGACCCCCTTGGAATCCGCTGGGTGAACGAGGAATTTCTTAACGCTTGCTGGAAAGCATGGCAGGCATCACGGCAAGCCATTGAAATTGCCCTGCCAGTTCTGGAGCAGCAGGAATCCACAACGGACACCCACTGGCAGATTGAAAATGATGGCTGGATTGAGTGGCATGGTGATTGCGGTCCGTACCACAAACCTGTTGATGGCTGTGTTGAAGTGAAATTTAAGGGCGGCGGGAAAAACAGAGGTAGCTCAAGCATCTGGAGCTGGAAGCATAACGATTGTGATAGCGACATCATCGCCTACCGGCAGATTGAAAATGATGGGAGGGAAGGATGAGCGACTTAGCATTGGCGCTACTGGTTGTAGCCCCACTCGGTCTATATCAGCTTCACAGCGAAGGAAAGCTGAACATCCGTGGCTTACTCATTGAACCGCTAATGACGATTTTGAATCTGTTCCGGGGTGATAAGTGAGCGAAGAACTTAAGCCATGCCCGTTCTGCGGTGGTGATAACGTCCAGATCGGTAGCAGCGGGATATGGACGGGCCAGCGCATTAGGCCAACCAAATATTTTATCGATCACATCTGTCATGAGGGTGTGGATGTATCTGCCTTTGGTATAACCGAAGAGGCGTGCATTGCACGCTGGAACAACCGGGAGGGTTCATGACAATCCAAACCAGCGGCGATGATTGCCGTGAAAGTGGAGTGGAGAAAACCAACAAAGGGAGTGCTGAATGATGCGAGGTTACCAACCAGTGAATCAGCAAGGCACTCCAAATCCGCCGCCCAAGAACCCGAACCAAGTACCGGTAAGTTCGGCGAATGAGGAAAATCACGCTGGTGGCGCGGTGAAATTCACTCTGCCATTTCCTCCAAGCGTAAACACTTACTGGAGAAACACCTGCAAGGGGGTATTGATCAGCGCCTCCGGGCGCTGTTTCCGATCCAATGCGATTGCGGCGGTATACAAACAGCTAAAGCGCAAGCCTAAGCCGATTACAGTGAATGTTGCAGTAACGGTGATGCTGTACCCGCCAGACAAGCGCATGCGTGATTTGGACAACTACCTGAAAGCTGCATTCGATAGCCTGACACATGCTGGCGTGTGGATGGATGATAAGCAGATTAAGCGCCTGATAGTTGAATGGGGTCCAGTTACTAAGGGCGGTAAATCCGAGGTTACGATAAGCGAATATCAGGCGGTGGCAGCATGAGGGCGATACTGACACCTGAAATCGCGCATCAAACTGGCATTGTGCTGCTGAAGCCGGGCCGCGAGCTGCTACCGATGTTTCGTGGCCGCGTTCTGGTGTGCACCCCATCGGGCGATGTATCGAATCTGCCATCAGGTTTAATCAACGACAGCGCACAGCCATTGCTTGATGAGCCGCTGCTGAAAACCTTCCTCGCTGATGAACGAGTGATCGATGCTGCTGGTGGATGGGAGGCACACGTCACATGGGTGCAAAAAATTCGCTCCTGTCAGCAACACGAAAAAGATTCTTATCATCACCACGATTACACTACGTTGCGGACCGAACGCGGAGCGGTTTGCCTGTGCTATACCCACGATAATTTTTGTCGTGCCAATGGCGCACCGGCAAAGCTGGAAGAAGTCGCAGCAGGCAACCTTTCCCGCTGGATTATCGAATCAGCATGCATCCAAATGGGATTAGGCGCAGATCACCTGATGACGTTGCCAGAGCTGTGCTGGTGGGCATGCATCAGGGAAGTTATCGACCTGATACCGGAAGCCCCGGCGCGGCGTGTTCTACGTATGCCGGTGGAGAAGCCAGCAACCGGGCCAATGCCGGAGGCAGATATCAACCGGGCGCGCGCTGCGCGGGAAGTGATTCAGGAAGCGGTAGAGTCGGTTAAGCAGGTTATGACCATCAAAGCCGACCCGGATTCGCCGCAGTCGTTTATGGCGAGACCAAAACGGCTGCGTTGGAGCAGTGAAAAATACACGCGTTGGGTCAAGGTACAGCCATGCGCCTGCTGCAATAAACCAGCAGACGACCCACACCACATAATCGGACACGGGCAGGGAGGAATGGGAACGAAGGCGCATGATTTGTTTGTGATACCGCTTTGCAGGGCGCATCACGATGAACTGCACCGGGATATGAGGGCATTCGAAGAAAAATACGGCAGTCAGTTAGACCTGCTGTTCAGGTTCCTTGATCACTCGATTGCAGTCGGCGTGATCGGGTAAATTAAAAAGCGTGGAGGAATATTTATGCGTGACATGTCACAGGTATTAGAACGTTGGGCAGGATGGGCGCGCTCTGATCGTAGCGGTGTAGATTACTCACCAATTGCGGCTGGGTTCAAAGGGCTGCTACCACAGGATTCAAAAATGACCCTGTCATGCACTGATGATGATGGATTGGTAATTGAGTCATGCTTAGCCAAACTTCGCGCCCGCCGTCCTGATGAGCACGAGTTAATTGTGTTGCATTACTTTTACAACATATCTAAACGCAAGCTGGCTCAGCGCGCGAAATGCGACGAGAAGATGATCCGCATTCAGGTCCAAATGGCTGAAGGTTTTATTGAAGGCTGTCTGGCATGGCTGGATGTTCGGCTTGAAATGGACCCCGAATTAGAGCCAAGAAAAATTATTCAAAAAACATTAACGCGGTCCGCAAAATCATTGGTAATGTGATAAGAGTCGTTACTACGCAGTACTACTTATCATCAAGAATCAGTTGCAAATAACGTGAGTGATTTAAAGCGCCCGAAGCCTCACCAGCTCTCGGGCGTTTTTGTTTTCATCTCATGGAAACTCAAATTTGAGTGATTTTGCGATTGCTTGAGAACAATTAACCCTGTGGCTGACGGGCCAGGTAACTATCGCGGAATGCGTCAGGGTTCATATTTTAGAGGGTCGCCATAGAGCGGCCTTCTTTCGTTTTTGCGCCCGCCAATCACTGTTATCCGAAATTTTCACGCCGTGGCGGTGCGCAATTTTTTATTTCGAGACTACCGACGGCACCGACCTATTGGGAGGTGAGGATGAAACGTATGCCAGATAAAGACCCAGGCTTTTGGGCAGCGCTGCTTGCCTGGCTTTATGCCCACAAGAATGAATCAGGCTATGCCGCTCTTGCTGGAGTAATGGCGATTCTTCGCGCCACATACATCGGCGTTGACACATGGCCCCGACGTTTGCTGGATGCTGCAATGTGCAGCGTGTTCGCTTTCTTCCTTCAGCCGACGCTACAAATTCTTGGTTCGGTTTTTAACTGGAACTTCAGCACTGGCTCCACGCAAGTCGCAGCTGTTTTCCTTGGATTCCTTGGCGTTGATTATATCTCGTCAAAGTTACGCCGGTTTATCGACAAGCGAGCAGGAGATACGAATGCTGACACCCAGTAATTTCCAGCGCGCTACTGGCGTATCTGATGCGTTGCGCGACAAGTGGTTTCCCCGCATCGCTGCCAGCATGAGCTCATTCGGAATCAATACCCCATTACGTCAGGCACACTTTCTGGCGCAGGTGGGGCATGAGTCAGCCGGATTCACGAAAGTGGAAGAGGGGCTGAATTATCGATACGGCGTTCTGCTGGCGATGTTTGGTAACAGAATCAGCCAGGATGCCGCCTTCAAATATGGGCGAGTCGATGCCGGTCCAGACGCGCACCCTGCAAATCAGAAGATGATTGCAAACATCATTTATGCCAACAGAAACGGCAATGGTGATGTTGCCTCCGGGGATGGTTATCGCTATCGCGGACGTGGGCTGATTCAGATTACCGGCAAAGCGAACTACAAAGCTATTGCCGGGCAGCTAAGCGCTGATGTGGTGGCAAACCCTGACCTGCTGACTGAAAACCTTCAAGCGGCGATGTCAGCAGCTGCATGGTGGAAGAATCACGGCTTAAACGAACTGGCAGACCTTGATGATGTTACTCGCATCACCAAAGTCATTAACGGTGGCACTAACGGTCTGGAAGACAGGAAATCCCGCTTACTAAAAGCTAAGGGGATTCTATGTTCAACGTAATCGGCTTTATCCGAAACTATTCGCACGTAATCATCATTGGTCTTATCTGCATTTGTCTCTGGGGACTGAATGCCCGTAACTCACAGCTGACGGCTACCAACGAGCGGCTGGAGCAACTGGCAAACAGCAAAGACGGTCAGATAAACGACCTGCGCTCCAAGAACGACGACTTAGCCGCCAGCGTCAATGACCTGGTGAAGGCGGTTAACAAGCAAAACGAGGTGATGAGTCAGGTTGCAGAGCAGCGCGCCCTAACAGCAGACCAGAACCGGAAACTTCAGAATGAAATTAAGCAATACCTTGCAGCTGATAAGAACGCTGCCGCTCCTGTGCCTCCTGATGCTGTTAAGCGGTTGCGAGACGCCGCGAAGTCAGCCAGTGGAGTACAGAACGATAAAGCAGACCCGGTTAAATCTGCCAGCGGAACTGACCAGCCCGATAAAGGCACCGGAACCCGCTAGCGCAATGAGCTATGGCGACTCAGTCGAGCTGAACGTAGTGCTCTATGGCGTAGTTGAGCAATGCAATAACGACAGGGCAGCTATTCGTAAGATAGAGGCGGTGAACTGATGGCAGTTTTCTTTGGAAGGGAGAATAAACAGGATTGGGAGTACACCGGCCTGTTTGCAAACATCGCACCTGTCTATATACGAAACCTTGAATCCGGCGAGCCAGATGTGTGCGCTGCTAACGGTGTGCCCGAGTGGTTCTTCGACCTGATCACCTTTCTGGCCTGCTATATGCCGCTGCCATATGAAGGTTTCATGTTCACGCACGTAAAACCCATAGTGAAATCAAAAGAGGCAACGCAATGAGCGAAGCAAAGCCGCAGGACGGCACCACTGTTAAGGGTTACCGCACGCTGGGCCCGAAAGAAATTGAAGATATGAATGAGCTGAAAAAAGTAAGCCGTGAATTCTGTCAGTTGCTGGAAAAGCAAAAGGCGTGGGTGCAGGACGAATTGTCTGCTACTGGTAATCACTCAGCTGAAGCGCATGAAGCTGGCCGCTGTTTGTCGATTGCTCGCACCAAGATGCAAGAAGCCTGTATGTGGGCATGCCGATCAGTTGCTCGACCTGACGCTGATTGCTAAAGAATCCTCCGACAAGGGATAACGGTTAGCCACGCTGTGAAGCGTTGCGAATCTGGGGAAAATTGATTAATACTCTTACCTTCAAGATAAGGAGGTAGGAATGAGTTGGGCTACGTTTTGGTCTGCCGCTTCGGCTGTATCTGCACTGTTTACAGTCCTTACGGCGATTTGGGCGATGTTTAGATGGAAGAAGCAAGATGAACTGAAAGCAAAATTAAATTTCAAATTGTATGTTAGTCATTACGCGGCATGTTTAGCATCTATGCCCGAAAAACTTGATACTGCCCATGTCAGAAACTCAGTAGTTGCAAAATGTGAGGAGCTATCAGCCCATCTCACGGCATGTTTTACGGCTAAGCTCGTATTGGAACATCTATTAGATAAAGAGGAAGAGGTTGGGCAAGCGTGGGATTTCATCTTCAAGAATAATAAAAACTACTTTTCCGGAGAAATGCCTAAACGGGAAATTGGAGAGAAATGCATGGTCATATTACACCACCCCTTCGTTTTCAAATAATACCCTGCGATATGGAATGTCTTGTAGACAAGCTGTGATGCGTTGCTACATTGTGAGATAAATTCGCTTCTCTCAGATAAATCCTAACGCTAATGTGTAGGCTCACTTAAGCAAAGGAGGCTTCATGTTAGAGAATTATTTCGGTACTCAAGGCAGCACCCGCGAGCAGAAACAAAGGCTTCTAGCAGTTCAAGCCGCTCTTGAGATCATCAAGGCTTCTGTTAGCTCATCTTCGGGGCAAGCAAAAGATTTAAAGCTTAGGTATGACATCGACAATTCTGTAGCTGGTATTGAGCAACTTGCAGACGCAATACAGAAAGCCTTAGAAAATTGAACAAGCCGCCTTCGGGCGGTTTTTTTGTGCTGAAAACTGCATTCACTGAGTTCATTTTTCAGAATAAAAACAATGATTCATCGGTTGGCGTTATCGTCCTCGCCGAGTGTTATATCTATCTGGCCAGCAGGAAATGCTAAATGGAAGTAGTGATTAACGGTGTTCGATACGCACCAATAACTGATCGTGCTTCAAATATCGGCATAGCAATAAGCACCCATAATCGCTATGACGTTTTAGCCCGCGCTATTGAGCATCAGCTTAAATATCTCCCAGCCGGTGCGCTGGTGGTTGTCGTTGATGACGGGTCATCTGAAACGGTTGCAGTTCCTGAGGGCGTTAAGCTTATTCGCAGTGACATGTCACGCGGAATCGTTGCAGCCAAAAATGCCAGTATCGAAGCACTGATTAATGCTGGGTGTGAGCATCTGTTTTTGTGGGACGATGACGCATGGCCTATCGCTGGTGGATGGGAACAGCCATACATCGAATCACCTGAGCCACATCTGGCTTATCAGTTTCAGGACTTCGCTACCGGCAAGAAGCTGAATGATATTGCCGTTCTTTACCGTGATGGTAAGCATGTCGCTTATACCGGTCAGCGTGGCGTGATGTTGTATTACCACCGAAGCGCGATTGAAAAAGTTGGTGGCTTCGACTCCATTTATGAACGCGGCATGTATGAGCACTCCGATCTGGCGCTACGCATCCACAACGCCGGGCTCACGAGCTGGGCGTTTGCTGATGTGGTCGGTTCGGAAAAGCTGATTTATTCGCTTGATGAGCATGAGGCGGTAGAGCGTTCGGTTCCAAAGCCTGACCGTGAGGCGCAGGTTAAACGCAACGTCACCATTCACAACAAACGCCGCGATGATGGTTACACCGGTTATGCGGAGTACCGGCAGAAGCAGAGTGTGGTGATTACTACGTTACTAACAAGCCAGCCGGACCCGCAGCGCGGCAGCAAAATGACTCCATCACCTGACATGCTGGCTAAGTGGTCGGCTTCGTTGCGTGGTTGTGGTCGTATCGTTCTGGCTGATGATCTGGAGACGGCACCACCTGATGCTGAGCTATTCCGCGTTCCTGATGTGAAGATGAATGTCTATTTCCGGCGCTGGCTACACATCTGGCAGCACCTTCGCGATCACCCTGAATATCACTTCGTCTGGTGCACCGATGGCACTGACGTTGAAATGCTGCGTGAGCCGTGGACAGAGATGGAGCAGGGCAAGATTTACGTTGGCTCCGAACCAAAGACAAACGCTGATGCGTGGGCTAAGCAGAGCCACCCTGAAGCAATTTATCAGTCGTTCCTCGCAGATCATCAACATGATGTAATGCTCAACGCTGGTTTGCTCGGGGGCTCTCGCGCTGACGTAATGGCAATAGCTCACGGCATTGTCCGATTGTATTACCAGATTGAATCACTGCGCTTCTGGCAGAAAGAGAAAGCGGCTGCTGCCGTAGGTGACATGATCGCCTTTGGCATTGTCGCGCATCGATACGCTGACAGGCTGGTGACCGGCCCTCGCGTTCACACAGTCTTTAAGATGGATGGCATCGGTAAGGAGTTTGCCTGGTGGAAACACAAGTAAAGTTTGCCATCGTGGCGCACGAGTCGCGCTTCGATATGGCGGTATCTCTTGCCGATAACCTTCCAAATTATCAAATCTTTGTTGATCGCGAATCGAAGGGTGCAAACGCCAATCACCTGCGCGCATTACGCTGGGCATCCACGCAGGATTGCCGGGTAGTGATTCTGGAAGATGATGCGCTGCCTGTGCCGAGCTTCACTGACAAAGTGACTGACTGGCTGGCGCGATTCCCTGATGAACTGGTTAGCTTCTATCTGGGTACCGGCAGGCCGCCGCAGTATCAGCTTGAGATAGCAACAAAGCTGATCGACGCCGACAAGCGGCAGAGTGATTACATCACGATAAACCGGCTTATTCACGGCGTCTGTTACAGCGTGCCCGCCAGTAAGTTGGAGCGCGTGTTAAGTCGCTGGAATCATGGTTCACCTGCTGATTATGCAGTGGGTGATGCATGCGGTGGTGCTGTGGTGTACCCGTGTTATTCACTCGCTGACCATGCTGATGTATCAACGGTCGAGCGCCACCCCGATAACACACCGCGCACAGAACGCCGCCGCGCATGGAGGCTTGATGCCGCAACGAATACCGAGAGCCTGCCGTAAGCATGGCTGCGCTAAGACAACGACCGACCGTTCTGGATATTGTGCCGACCATATCAACGAAGGATGGCAGCAGCACCAGAATGGTCAAAGCCGCCATCAGCGTGGTTATGGCAGTGAATGGGATGTCAGACGCGCAAGAATACTGAAGCGTGACAAACATCTCTGCCAGCAATGCATGAGGGTTGGTCGGGCATCAGCAGCAAAGACTGTTGACCACATCAAAGCTAAGGCTCATGGGGGTACCGATGACGATTCGAACCTTGAAGCCCTGTGCTGGCCTTGTCACAAGAGTAAAACAGCGCGCGAAAGGCTCAAGTGATAATCATTCTCATAAATTTATTTGCAATTGCAACCATTTCTATGTAAATGACAATCATTATCATTTGAGGGGTGGGGCGGGTCAAAAGTTCAGGGCTTTGGCCCCAAAGGACCGACGCCTAACCTTTTTTCACACCGCCGCAGGTTAGAAAACTTTTTTTTGGGGTTACCCCACCAAGAATTAATAGGAGTTTTCGATTATGTCAGGACCGCCGAAAACCCCGACACATCTGGCTTTGGTTAAGGGGAACCCATCAAAGCGGGCATTAAATAAAAATGAGCCAAAACCCCCTTCAGGGGTCCCCCCAATTCCCAAGCATTTTGATAAGCAGGGGAAGTACTGGTTTAAACGCATTGCCGACGAACTGGACGCGATTGGGGTTATCACGCAGCTGGATGCGCGAGCGCTTGAGTTGCTGGTTGAGGCTTACACTGAGTACCGCCATCACTGCGATACTCTGGATCGGGAAGGCTATACCTACGCCGTTTTCAGCGAAGAAGAGCCGGATGAAGGTAAGGACAGAGAAATCAGGATGATCAAACCTCACCCCGCAGCAGTGATGAAAGCTGATGCGTGGAAACGTATTCGGGCAATGCTCGGTGAATTTGGCATGACGCCTGCCAGCCGTACCAAGGTTGGTGCTAAAGGCGCTGCTGAAGTCGACCCTTTGGATGAATTTCTTAAAAAGCGCAAATGATGAATGGCAACTGTTCAGGCTGGTATTCAGTACGCCGAAAGCGTGCTGGCTGGCGAGATCGTTGCTGGCGAACTGGTGCGCCTGGCGTGTCAGCGATTCCTCAATGATTTAGAACACGGGCCGGAACGCGGTATCTACTTCAGTGAGGACCGCGCTCAGCACATTCTCGACTTCTATAACTTCGTTCCGCACGTTAAGGGTGCTCTGGCGGGCAAGCCGATTGAGCTGATGCCCTGGCACATCTTTATCCTGATAAACCTTTTTGGCTTCACCATCCCGCTAATTGATGAATTAAGCGGCGAGCAGGTGCGGGATGATGATGGCGATCCTGTGATGGTACGCCGGTTCCGCACTGCCTATAACGAAGTGGCGCGTAAAAACGCTAAATCGACAGTTTCATCAGGCATCGGACTATATATGACCGGGGCTGATGGTGAGGGCGGCGCAGAGGTTTACTCAGCGGCCACAACCCGCGATCAGGCCCGTATAGTTTTCGATGATGCCAAGAACATGATCAAGAAAGCGCCCCGCACGCTCGGTCGTCTCTTTGGTCATGTGAAGCTGAACATCCATCAGGAACGGACAGCCTCAAAGTTTGAGCCGCTTTCCAGTGACGCAAACAACCTCGACGGCCTGAACATCCACTGCGGCATTGTTGATGAGCTGCATGCTCACCGAACCCGTGATGTGTGGGATGTACTTGAGACCGCTACCGGTGCGCGTCTTCAGTCTCTGCTATTCGCCATCACTACGGCGGGTACTAACAAAGAGGGCATCTGCTTTGAGCAGCGCGACTATGCCATTAAGGTTTTGCGTGGCGTGGTGGACGATGACACTTACTTTGCTGTCATTTACACGCTGGATGAAGAAGACGATCCCTTTGATGAGGCTAACTGGCCCAAAGCTAACCCCGGTCTCGGCGTCTGCAAGCGCTGGGATGATATGCGCCGGCTTGCAAAAAAGGCAAAAGAGCAGGTTGCTGCACGGCCTAACTTCTTCACCAAGCACCTGAACATATGGGTAACAGCCGAAAGCGCCTGGATGGACATGGAGCGTTGGACGAGGATGCCGGGCATTGCATCAGATGCGGAACGCAAAAAGTGGCCGATGTGGGTTGGTGTCGACCTTGCCAACAAAATCGATATCTGCGCGGCCGTCAAAACGTGGCGTGATCCGTCCGGTGAGACACACTCGGAGCCGCGATTCTGGTTGCCTGAGGGCAGGCTTGAAACAGCACCTGCGCATATTGCTGAACTTTATAAAAAGTGGTCAGCCGCCGGGTATCTCGAACTGACCGATGGTGACGTTATTGACCACGCCATGATCAAGGCTGACATCGTCGACTGGGTTAAAGGTGAGAACGTAAAGGAAATTGCTTTCGACCCGTGGAGTGCGGTGCAGTTCAGCCTGGCGCTGGCTGAAGAGGGATTACCTATGGTGGAGGTGGCTCAGACAGTTAAAAACCTCTCCGAATCAATGAAGTCGGTTCAGGCTGAGATATACGGCAACAAATTCCATCATGATGAAAACCCAGTCATGACCTGGATGATGTCTAACGTCACGGTTAAGCCAGATAAAAACGACAATATATTCCCGAATAAGTCTACGCCTGAAAATAAAATTGACGGGCCGGTAGCGCTGTTTACAGCGAAAAGCCGAATGCTGGTCAATGGCGGAAATGATGGCATGGACCTGACAGGATTCTTAGAAAACCCAATTATGATAGGTGTCTGATGAAAGCGAATAAACAGCCCGGCAAAGTGAAAAGCGCCTTGCTGAACTGGTTGGGCGTACCAATCGGACTGACTACAGGAACCTTTTGGGAAGAATGGTTTGGTACCAGCAGTAGCGGTCAGGTAGTCACAGCCGATAAAGCAATGCGACTCTCTGCTGTATGGGCATGCGTTCGACTTCTCAGTGAGTCTGTATCAACCCTGCCACTGAAAATATATGAACGTCAGGAGGATGGTTCACGAAAACCTGCAAAAAACCATCCTGCATACGCTGTTTTGTGCCGCCGCCCAAATGCCGAAATGACACCATCTCGGTTTATGTTGATGGTGGTTGCCAGTATTTGCTTGAGGGGAAACGCATTCGTAGAAAAGAAATTTATTGGTCAAAAACTTGTCTCGTTAATTCCATTGTTACCGCAAAACATGGTTGTAAAGCGTCTTGATAGCGGTTCACTGGAATACACTTATACAGATGGAAAAATAAAGCGCGTTATTCCAGTAAAGAACTTAATGCACATTCGCGGTTTTGGCCTCGACGGTGTCTGCGGGCTGATGCCGATGATGGCTGGTCGGGATGTTATTGGCTCAGCAATGTCGGTTGAACAATCAGCTGCAAAAATATTTGAAAACGGTTTGCAGTCATCTGGCTTTCTTTCAGCTGAACAGTCTCTGGATGAGGGACAGCGCGAGCGGCTTCGCAGTTACCTCGCCAGATTTACTGGTTCTAAAAATGCCGGAAAGCTGATGGTGCTGGAAGGGGGCATGAAGTATCAGGGTGTCACAATGAATCCCGAAGATGCCCAGATGCTGGAAAGCCGATCTTTCAGCATTGAAGAAATCTGCCGATTTTACCGCGTACCTCCATTTATGGTAGGTCACGCTGACAAGCAAAGCAGTTGGGCATCAAGTCTTGAAGGTATGAATATGCAGTTTCTTACTCATACACTGCGACCGATGCTGGTAAATATAGAACAGGAGATAGCGCGTTGTTTACTGGACGGTGATGACGATGTGTTTGCCGAATTTTCTGTTGAAGGCCTGCTTCGTGCTGACAGCACAGGTAGATCTGCCTATTACACCAGTGCCCTGCAAAATGGCTGGATGTCACGCAATGACGTTCGTCGCCTTGAAAACCTGCCTCCAATTGATGGTGGTGATATTTACACGGTGCAGCTGAACCTGACACCACTAAATCAGCTTGGCACGGATAATATTGGTGCGCAGGCCAGCAATATAATGAAGCTCCACGCTTTCCTTTTCCCGGACATTCCACCGGAACAGTCACCGCTTAAACGGGCGGCTTAGGAGAAATAATGAAGAAGTTGAAAAACCTTCCGGCAGCGCCGGAGGGGCGGCTTTTTGCGTCCGGAAAACGTGACTTGCCCGCCGCAGCGATTGAGCGCTGGGATGGCAGCATCCGAGCGGCTTCGCAGTCAGGCGAAAATACCATCACCATTTTTGATGTGATTGGTGAGGACTGGTGGGGCGATGGCGTTAGTGCTAACCGTATTTCGGCCGCTCTGCGCTCTCTGGGTGGCGGGGATGTGACGGTGCATATCAACTCGCCTGGCGGCGATATGTTTGAAGGTCTCGCGATCTATAACCTGCTTCGCGAATATCAGGGGAAGGTCACGGTAAAGGTTCTCGGACTGGCTGCTTCAGCGGCCTCGATTATCGCGATGGCGGGTGATGAGGTCCAGATCGGTCGGGGTGCTTTCCTCATGATCCATAACGCGTGGATTGTTGCTGCCGGAAACCGCAATGATTTCCGCGAATACGCGGACTATCTGGAGCCTTTCGATAAGGCTATGGCTGACATCTACGCCGCGCGGTCAGGCATGTCTGTTTCTGATGTCCAGTCCCTTATGGACAAAGAGTCATTTATTGGCGGCAGCGATTCGATTGATAAGGGCCTGGCTGATGCTTTGCTTTCGTCAGATGAACTGACAAGCGATGAAGAAAGCCCTGCTGCTGCAATCCGCAAAATTGATGCCTTTCTGGCAAAAGGCGGGATGCCCCGTTCTGAACGCCGTAAACATCTTAAAGCTTTAGGTGGTATGCCGGGCGCTACCACTGAAAAAGACGACAAGCCGGGCGCTGTCGACGAAGTAAACCCTGAAGTAATCAACTCCCTCAAATCTGCGCTGGCATCGCTCGGCGAATAAGGAAAGAACATGTCCGATGTAAATGAGCTCCTGAAAAACGTATCAGCAAAACTTGAAAAAGTTTCGGCTGACTTCAGCAAAAAAGCAGAAGATGCGCTTAAAGAGGCGCAAACCTCTGGCCAGTTGTCTACCGAAACGAAAGCAGCAGTTGATAAAATTGCTACCGAGCATAACGCCCTTAACGAAGCCATGAAGACAATTAAGGCTTCAGTAGGGGAGCTTGAACAGCACGTCGCGGGCATGAATATCAATGCCGCTAAAGATGTAATTCAGTCTGTTGGCCAGCAGCTTATTTCCGCTGAAGTGATGAAAGATATCCGCTCCAGCATGGAAGGCGGCAAGCGCATGAGCATTCCGGTTAAGGCCGAACTTACCAGCGTTGATGTACCCGGCCAGATTGTACCTCCAACCCGCCTGCCGGGTATCGACCAGACGCCAAAGCAGCGTTTGTTCATCCGCGACCTGATCGCTCCGGGCCGTACCCAGTCAAACACGATTTATTACGTGAAACAGACTGGCTTCACCAACAACGCCAGTGTGGTGCAGGAAAATACCACCAAGCCTTACAGTGATATCGAATTCGCTGAAGAAACCACACCTGTTCGCACCATCGCTCATATGTTCAAAGCTTCTAAACAGATTCTGGACGATTTTGCCCAGCTCCAGTCTACCGTCGATGCAGAGATGCGTTACGGCCTTAAGTATGTGGAAGAGCAGGAGATTCTTTTTGGTGACGGTACAGGTGCGCATCTGAAGGGGATTATCCCGCAGGCCGTAGCGTTCAATCCGGCATTCGCCGTTGAGAAGCAAACCGGTATTGACGTGCTGCGTCTGGCAATGCTTCAGGCTCAGCTGGCTCGCTTCCCGGCATCTGGTCACGTTCTTCACTTTACTGACTGGGCGCGCATTGAACTGACCAAAGATGAGCTTGGTCGTTACATTCTGGCTAACCCGGCTCAGCTGACCACGCCAACGCTGTGGGGCCTGCCTGTTGTTGCGACCGAAGCGACCCAGTTCCTGGGCAAGTTTCTGACTGGCGCATTCAACTCAGGTGCTCAGTTGTTCGATCGCGAAGATGCCAACGTGGTTATCTCCACCGAAAACGCCGACGACTTCGAAAAGAACATGATTTCAATTCGTTGTGAAGAGCGTCTTGCGCTGGCAGTTTACCGTCCTGAAGCGTTCGTGTTTGGCTCTCTGACCGGTTCAGGAAGCTAATCAGTAACCCAGCGGCCTTCGGGCCGCTTTTCATGGTGTCTGCAATGGCGATGATTGAGTTAATTACTGTCAGGGCTCACTGCCGTATCGATGAAGATGACAACAGTGAAGATTCTTTGCTGAGCATCTATATCGGTGCCGCGAAGCGTTACGTGGAAACGTGGACCCGCAGAAAGCTGTACGAGACAAACGCCGATCCCGGTTTTGACACTGATGAAGACAGGCTTTTGCTGGATGACGATGTCAGGACGGCAATGCTTCTGCTGATTGGTCACTGGTTTGCTAATCGGGAAGCCGTGAGTGTTGGCGTCAACGCAAGCGAAGTGCCTTTGGCAGTGGAAGCGCTTCTTCAACCACATCGTATTTATGGGCTTTGAGGAGGGGAGCATGCAGGCTGGACGCTTACGCCATAAAGTTAAAATCCAGAACTTCTCAACCACTCGACTGCCTTCAGGCCAGCCAGACAAAGTCTGGCTTGATGGAATGACGGTGTGGGCGGAAGTCAAAGGAATAAGCGGTCGGGAGCTAATGTCTTCGGGTGCTGAAAAACCAGAAGCCACGATCAGAGTATGGATTCGTTATCGCACCGATGTTTCGGCATCATCCCGCCTGGTTTGTCTGACGGGGCCGTTTAAGGGAAAAGTGCTGGAAGTTAACGGTCAGCCAATACCTGATGCGAGAACCAGTCAGCTAGAAATTTTATGCAGGCTGGGGGTGGAAAATTGATAACGACCAATCTCGATTTCTCCGGGTTATCCGATATTTCGCGCGATCTTGAATTACTGAGTAAAGCGGAAAACCGTCAGGTGCTGCGTCAGGCAGTAAGGGCTGGCGCTGAGGTTCTGGCTGATGAAGTTGAAAATAACGCGCCAGAGAAAACAGGAAAGCTGAAGCGAAACATTGTTGTTTTGTTCGGTAAAGGTGCCCAGGGCACAGCTGTAGCTGGAGTGCATATTCGTGGTGTGAATCCTAAAACGGGGAATAGCGATACCACTACGAAAGCCAGCTCGCCAAACAACGCTTTTTACTGGCGCTTTATTGAAAATGGCACCTCTAAAATGCCAGCGAAACCGTTTGTGCGTCCGGCATATGATCGTAAGCAGGAGGAAGCATCTGCAGCTTCGTTTGCAGAAATGCTAAAAGCGATAGATGGGGTGCTAAGCAAATGACCGAATCCGACATCTACCCGCTAATTGGCGGGCTCGCTGGTGGTCAGGTTTATCCCTACGTGGCCCCACTGAATGCCGAGGGCGAGCCATCAGTCAGACCACCCTGGGTGGTATTCACGATCGTGAGCGAAACACATGGCGATACGTTATGCGGACCGGCTGAAGAAAACGGCACGCTGCAGGTTGATGTGTACGCATTGACTACGGATGAGGCCAGAAGCATCCGTGAACAAGCAGTTAACGCTTTGTCTCCTCTCGACTTCTCGCAGATGAGAAAGGAAAACGGCTACGAGTCGGACACCGGCTTATACCGCGCCACGCTGGAAATTCAGAGCCAGCAATAACCAACCCATCAATCACGACCGGCATAAGCCGGTTTTTTTACGCCTGGAGAAAACATGAGCAGCAAATACGAAGTAACGAAGGGGATGACTTTTGCCGTCTCTGCCGCGCCAGTGACTGCAGAAGATTTTGCGGCCTCCGGTTTTCCCACTGCCAGCGTTAGCTGGCTGGAAGCCGCCTGCGCCACGAAAGAGATCAGCTACACAGGTGGTCAGAAAGGTGACATTGACGTTACCACACTTTGCTCCACCGAGCAGGAGCAAACCAACGGTCTCGCCGCTCCGGCTGAAATGAGCATTACGCGTAACTGGGTCGGTGATGAAGAGGCTCAGCAGGCACTGCAAACCGCCTATGAAAACGATGAGTTGCGCGCGCTGCGCGTTGTTTTCGCATCAGGCAACGGTTTTTATGTGCTGGTTGAAGTGCGTCAGAGCTCCTGGTCTGCGGCAACATCGTCAGTCGTAGGTGCAACCTACTCGCTGCGCGTGCGTGGCAAGCCGAAGCCAATTATTGCTTCAGGTTCATAAGCGGCTCCGGCCGCTTTTCTTTTATCCGCAAAAACCCGCTCACCGAGAATATGAAATGTCGAATACCGAAAAAACCACCGCATCACCGGCTTCATTACGCGCTCTGGCGCTTGCTCCATCGTCAGGGTTTCGTTCAAAAGTAATTACCGTCCCTGAATGGGATGACGCAAAAGTGATGCTGCGTGAGCCCTCCGGCGAAGCGTGGATGCGCTTTCGAGAAATTATGTCGCCGGAACTGGCGGAGGGTGAAACAGAACCCAAGCTGACACCGCAGGAAACGTTTCTTCGTAACAAGAGCGCAGACGTGGTGATGCTCATTGATGTTCTGCTCGATGAGAACGGCGATCGTGTTTTCAATGATGAAGACGAGTCCATTGTTTCCGGAATCTATGGTCCGGTGCATACCCGCCTTCTTAATCAGGCGCTGAAGTTGGGCATCTCACAGGAAACCGCAGAGGCAAAGTAAAAGAGCCGCTGACTTTCTTCCTGATGACTCTGGCGCTGCGACTTGGGCGAACTCTCAAAGAAATTCGCGAAACTCTCAGCGCCAGTGAGCTGAAAATGTGGATCGCCTATGACCGCCTCAGCCCTATTGGGGACTTTCGCGGTGATATTCAGGCTGCGCAGATTTCCGCTGCCGTACTCAATTCGCAGGGCGCTAAAACAACCATTAGCGATTTGCAGCTGAAATGGGGCGAAGCAGAAGAAGAGAAAGAAACCAGCGGCCTTGAAGTCTGGATGGCAGGTCTTTAATTACCCGCGCCAGCGGGATTTACAGGGTGAACTATGGCAACGCTGCGCGAACTGATTATCAAAATCTCTGCGAACTCCAGTTCTTTCCAGTCCGAGATTGCGCGTGCCTCACGAATGGGTGCCGATTATTACCGGACGATGGAACAGGGCGGGCGTCGTGCCGCTGTGGCCGCGCGCGAAAGCCAGCGCGCAATTCAGGAGCTGAACGAGCAGCTGGTTTCCACGAAAGAGACCGCGCTGGAAATGACGGGCGTCTTTGCCGGTGCGTTTGCAGCCGGTCATCTTATCGAACTGGCCGATAACTGGAATGCGGTAAACGCGCGACTTAAGCAGGCTTCGCAGTCTACCAGTGAGTTTGCCACCGTACAGAAATCGCTGATGGATATCAGCCAGCGCACCGGCACCGCTTTCGACGACAACGCCAATCTCTACTCGCGCTCTGCTGCATCGATGCGTGAATTTGGCTACAGCGCACAGGAAGTGCTGAAGGTAACAGAGGCGGTGTCTACCGGCCTGAAACTTTCCGGGGCCAGCGCAGAGGAGAGTAGCTCCGTTATTACGCAGTTCAGCCAGGCGCTTGCACAGGGCGTGTTGCGCGGCGAAGAATTCAACGCCGTGAACGAGTCCGGCGATCGCGTTATTCGTGCACTTGCAGCCGGTATGGGCGTCGCGCGAAAAGACCTGAAGGCAATGGCCGATCAGGGTCAGCTTACTATTGATAAAGTAGTTCCTGCGCTAACCAGCCAGCTTGATAAGCTGCGCGGCGAGTTCTCATCGCTACCTGAATCGGTCTCTGGCTCGGTCACTAAAGTACAGAACGCCTTCCAGCAGTGGGTAGGTGAGGCGAATACTACCTCCGGCGTCACGGCGTCACTTTCTGGTGTGCTGGAAGGTGTAGCGAAAAATATCGATTCGGTGGCTACGGTTGCCGGTGCGCTGGTTGCTGTCGGTGCCGCTAAATTCTTTGGCGGTATGGCATCGGGTGCAATCTCTGCTTCTGCCGGTATCGTAACGGCGTATAAGAGCGAAGTAGCGCTGACGCAGGCTCAAATCCGTGGCACACAGATTTCAACTGCAAGAGCGCGCGCGGCTGTTTATCGTGCGCAGCAGGCGGTTGTTGCAGCGAGAGGAACAGCGACACAGGAAGCCGCAGAGCGTCGTCTGGCCGCAACGCAGGCTGTGCTTACGCGTAATGTGAATGCGCGAGCCGCCGCACAGGAACGACTGAACAGTATTACATCAGTGGGTTCTCGGCTTACCAGCGGCGTGCTGGGTCTGGTAGGCGGCATTCCCGGCCTGCTGATGCTGGGTGCCGGTGCCTGGTACACCATGTATCAGCGGCAGGAGCAGGCGCGTGAATCAGCGCGCGCGTATATCGAAACGCTGGATGATGTGAAAAAAGCCGCGCCGGGCATGAGCCTGCCGGAAGTTTCCGACACGCAGACAAAAACCCGAACGTCGATGACCGAACAGAACCGGCTGATCGACGAGCAGGCCGCAAAGGTTGATAAGCTCAAAACGCAGATTCAGGGCTATCAGCAGATAATGGCAAGCCCGGGTCCTTCCGTTGGTGGTTTCCTCATCAACTATCTGACGAGCGTCAGCGAAGTATCAGCGGGCATGCAGCAGGCTACTTCTGAACTGGCAGTCGAGCAGGCACGGCTTAACCAGATGCAGGAGAAGTCACAGGAAGTTCAGTCTGTGCTGGAGGTGCTAGAAACACGCCGTGTGGATTTAATCAGACAGCAGGCCGCTCAGCAAAACACGGCTTATCAGTCGCTGCTGATGATGAACGGTCAGCACACGGAATTTAACCGCCTGCTTTCGCTCGGCAACGAATTGCTTGCCACCCGAACCAATCTGGCAAACGCGCCTTTCCGCATTCCCTCGGCTCAGCTGACGTCAAAGCAGGCTGATTTGCTGCAAAAGTCTGGGCGTGAAAACGAGCTGGCTGGTCTTTCAGGAGCTGATCGCGTCAGGCGTCAGGCGGAATATTCTGCTGATGATGCCGGGCTGACCAATACGCCGGAATATACCGAGTCGCGGCAGAAATTCATCAGCAACACCGTACAGGCCTGGCAGAAACAGGAAGACCTGAACAAGTCGCTGCGTGAAGGTAAAAAGGCCGTCAGTGAGCAGGGGAAAGAGGAGCGGGCAGCGGCGCAGCAGTCAGAAAACTATGCACGTAAAATGGCCGACCTCAGCGTTGCCATTGAGGTGCAGAAGGTTCGCGCCACCGAAGGTGAAAAAGCATCTGAACTCTACGCGGCGTCGCATCAGACGGGTGCTAAATGGACGGAAGAGCAACGCAAAGCTATCCGGGATAACTCGGCAGAGCTTGCCACCTGGACGCAGCGTGCTGAAGAGAATGTTCGCAAGCAGCGTGAGCAAACCGAAGCGCTTAAAGATTTGACCGATGCCGCCCGTAAATACCGTGATGACGCCGCGCAGACTACCGACACCGCTGGCATGAGCGATCGCCAGCGGAGCCGATATGACGATCAGCAGCAGGTAGAACGAGTATTCGACAAAACGGATAAAGGTTCGGCGGCTATTGCTGCCCGTCAGCAAGCCCTTGATGCGCTCGATAAGAAATATCAGGCGATCGCCGCTTCAGAGTCCAACTGGCTTAACGGCGTTTCAAAAGGCTATGAAAACTGGCTTGAAAGCGCAAGAAACGTTTCGGGTGCGGTCTCTTCCGGCGTCACCTCAACGCTTGATAGCGCGATGGATAATATGTCCGCCATGCTGGTTGGCAGCAAAGCGGACTGGAAAAGCTGGGGCGTATCAGTTCTTCAGACTATTGCCAAAGTCGCTCTGCAGATGGCGCTGGTTAATACGGTTAGCGGGATTTTCGGTTCACTTGCCGGAAGCCTCGGTGGTGCCGCTGTAGGCGCAGCGAGCTCTGGCGCTTCGACATCCGGCAGCGTCGGCGCGATGGGCATGCCGACAAGCTACACCGCTTATGCTGATGGCGGTTACACCGGCAGCGGCGGCAAGCATGATCCGGCGGGCGTCGTTCACAAGGGTGAATTTGTTTTCACCAAAGAAGCGACAGAGCGCATCGGCGTTGCGAATCTTTACGACATGATGCGCGGATATGCAAACGGCGGTTATGTTGGCGAGATGTCGGGAAATCGCCAGTTTTCATCTGGCGTGAATCGCGCCACCGGTAACGGCAATACGGTCATTCAGGTGGATGCGCCGGTATCCATCATGCAGGGTGACGGTCAGGCTCAGGCAGGGGCTACCGGCACAGCCGGTGTTGCAACGCAGATGACAGGAATTATCCAGCAGACCATCACCGATCGCCTGAGAAAAGAGATGTCACCGGGTGGCCTTCTCTACAGAAAAGGATAACGCCACATGGCAATTGATACGTTTAACTGGTGTGTCCGGATCGGGGCCAGCGAGCAAATCACCAAGTCTGTTTATCAGGCAAAGTTCGGTGATGGTTATGAGCAAATCGCTGAGAACGGGATTAATAACGACGCTCAATCATGGTCATTATCCTGTAACGGTAAGCTTGAAGACATGTCGCAGGTCCGGGCTTTTCTCAAACAGCACGTTACAAAGTCGTTCTGGTGGACGAATCCGTGGGGTGAAAAAAATCTTTACCGCGTCAAATTCGATTCGATCAATCCCACCTTTCCGAAGAAAGGATTCTGCGACATTGCTTTCACCTTCGAGCAGGCTTTCGGGCCGTAGCCATAAACCTTAACAGGGCACTTCGGTGCCCTTTTTTATGGGCGAAATATGAGCTTCACTCAGGACATACAGCAACTTGAACCGGGCCAACTGGTTCAGCTCATCGAGATAGACGGCACGGCGTTCGGGATGGAAAACATCCTGCGATTTCATGCGCACAATATTGCGTCTGATGGCTGGGCTGCATTTGCTGCGGAAAACCTCCCCGCCATCATCTGGCAGGGCAACCAGTACGATCCCTATCCCTACGAGCTTAAAGGCATGGAGCTGTCGAGCACCGGCTCGCAGCCCACGCCAACGCTTTCCGTTGGTAACGTGGGGAACTACGTTACGGCGCTGTGCCTCCAGTTCGATGATTTGGTTAAAGCGAAGGTGAAGATTCACACGACGCTCGCCAAATATCTGGATGCGGCGAACTGGACCGCTGGCAATCCTAACGCCAGCCCCAGCGATGAACGCGTGCAGCTCTTCTATGTGAATGCTAAGAGTCAGGAAACGCGCGCGCAGGTTGATTTTGAGCTGTGTTCACCGTTCGACGTTCAGAGCCTTCAGCTCCCATCCCGGCAAATCACGCCTGTCTGCACCTGGTGCATGCGCGGCTGGTACCGAACCGGCACCGGCTGCGATTACGCCGGTAATAAATATTTCCTAAAAGACGGCACGCCAACCGACAACCCCGGACTTGATGTCTGCGGCGGTAAGCTGAGTGACTGCCGTCTTCGCTTTGGCGCAGAGAGCGCGCTTTCCTTCGGCGGCTTTCCGGCGGCAAACCTGCAGGGCAAATAATCATGCGTAAAAAAATCATGAATGCCATACGTGAGCATGTAGAGGCTGAATATCCGAGCGAGGCTTGCGGGGTCGTTGTGCAGATTGGTCGTGCTCAGGAGTATTTCCGTTGCCGCAACATTTCAGATACGCCGACAGAAAGCTTCACGATGGCAGACGACGACCTGCATGCGGCGGAAACGCAGGGTGATGTGCTGATGATTGTTCACTCTCACCCGGATGTTGTGCAGCTCATACCCTCGGAAATGGACCGCATCCAGTGCGATCACTCCGGTGTTGAGTGGGGGATCATGTCGTGGCCGGAGGGTGATTTCTGCACCATATCGCCGCGCGGTGAAAGAGAACTGGCGGGTCGGCAGTGGGTACTCGGTCACGCCGACTGCTGGACGCTCGTGATGAATTACTTCCAGCAAACGCATGGCATCACGCTGCGGAACTGGTCGGTCGATTACGAGTGGTGGATTGATGGCAAAGAAAGCCGCTATGACGACAACTGGCAGGGTGAAGGGTTTACCGAAGTTGATCCGGCATCCATGAAGCATGGCGACGTCATCATGATGCGCGTGCAGGCTCCCGTGACAAACCACGCCGCTGTTTATCTTGGTGACAACATTATGCTGCACCACGGCTTTGGCAACCTCTCCGCGCGCGTTCCCTACGGCAAATATTACCGCGATCGCACCGTGCGCATCGTTCGGCATAAGGATTTATTTGATGCTTAAGAAAATGACGCTCTCTGGCGGACTGGCTAAAAAGTTCGGCAAGGTTCACCTGTTTCACGTTGCTGACATGCGGGAAATGCTCAGGGCGATGTGCGCATCGGTTCCCGGATTTAAAAAGTACGTGTCAAACGCGCACCTCAACGGGGTGCGTTTTGCCTTCTACAGCGGCGGTAAAAACATCGGGCTGGAAGAGTTTGACATGTCCAATGGTGCGACTGAATACCGGATGAGTCAGGTGATCGAAGGAAGCAAGCAGGCGGGCGTTCTGCAAATCGTTATCGGCGCGATCGCGCTGGTGGCCGCGTTCTTTACTGCCGGTGCGAGTCTCGCTGCATGGGGTGCCGCAATGACTGCTGGTGCTATCGGGGCCACAACCATTTTAACCGGTATCGGCATCAGCATGATGCTGGGTGGCGTGGTCAGTATGTTAACGCCTCAGCCCAGCTATAACATTGGGTCGGCATCCAGCACGGACAACCAGCCAAACTATGCTTTTGGTGCGCCTGTAAACACTGTCGCGATGGGTTATCCGGTACCTGTACTTTACGGCCAGCGGGAAATTGGCGGTGCCATCATTAGCGCCGGAATCTTCTCCAGCGACCAGCAATAAGACCTTCTCGCAATCCAGCCACCTCCGGGTGGCTTTTTTTATGGGTGCAATATGCAACTTCTTCAGGGCGCGCGTGTAATTCAGGGATATAAGGGCGGTGGCGGCGGTAGTGCTCACACGCCAGTAGAAGAGCCGGATGACCTGCTTTCAGTTGCGAAGCTGAAGATGCTTCTGGCGATCTCAGAGGGTGAGATTCAGGGCGACCTGACGGCGCAGGAAATTTATATCAATGACACGCCTCTGGCCAACAACAGCGGCGGTTACAATTTTACCGGCGTGAATTGGGATTTTCGCAAGGGCACGCAGGATCAGTCTTACATTCAGGGCATGCCGGAGGTTGATAACGAATCTTCTGTAGGCGTTGAGGTGTCTACTACCGCGCCGTGGATTCGCCAGTTCAGCAACCTGTCTCTCGATGCTGTGCGCATTAAGCTAAGCCTGCCGCTGCATTACCTGTACAAAGATAACGGTGACATGGTCGGAACCGTTACGCAGTATGCGGTTGACCTTTCGACCGATGGCAGCGCTTATGTTCAGGTTGTAAGCGGCACGTTCGATGGGAAAACCACTTCCGAATATCAGCGCGATCACCGCATTAATTTGCCCAAAGCCACGACAGGATGGTCAATCCGCGTGCGCAGGATCACCGCCGACTCAACCTCAACGAAGCTGATGAACGCCTTCAAGGTGTTTTCATTCGCTGAGGTAATCGACAGCAAATTACGCTACCCGAATACCGCACTGCTATACGTCGAACTGGATTCAAGCCAGTTCAACGGCAGCGCACCGAAAATCACCTGCAAGCCTAAAGGCAAGCTGATCCGCGTTCCGACCACGTATGACCCAATCAGCCGCACGTATAGCGGGAACTGGCTGGGTGATTTCAAACTTGCGTGGACTGATAACCCGGCCTGGATATTTTACGATCTGGTGCTGGATGAGATTTACGGCATGGGCAACCGTGTCGATGCCTCCATGATTGATAAGTGGGAACTGTATACTATCGCGCAGTATTGCGATCAGAAGGTTTCAGATGGGGCTGGCGGCACAGAGCCGCGTTTCACCTGCAACGTATTCATTCAGAGCCAGCAGGACGCTTACACCGTTCTCAAGGACATTGCGGCGGTGTTTCGCGGCATCACCTTCTGGGGCAACAATCAAATATTCGTGAATGCCGACGTTCCGCAGGATGATGTTGACTGGGTGTATCACTGCGCCAATGTCGTTGATGGTCTGTTCACTTACGGCGGTGGTTCTTACAAAAACCGCTATACCTCTTGCCAGGTTAGCTGGTCCGATCCACAAAACCACTATTCAGATACCGTTGAAGGCGTTTACGAGCCTGATTTAGTTCAGCGCTATGACGTCAACGAAAGCAAGATCACCGCGATTGGCTGCACCTCACAGAGCGAGGCACACCGTCGTGGGCGCTGGGCAATTCTCTCCAACGCTAAAGACGGGACCATCTCATTTAACGTTGGTCTGGATGGCTTTATTCCGCTGCCGGCTAAAATCATCGGCGTGGCAGATGCTTTTCGCGCGGGTAAACAGAATGGCGGACGAATCAGCGCGGTTAGCGGACTCAATATCACGCTGGACAGGCCTATTGATTACGCTGCCGGCGATCGTCTGGTGCTCAATCTCCCGGACGGCATTGCGCAGACACGAACCATTGCTTCAGTCAGCGCGGATAAAAAAACGGTACGCGTCAGCACGGCATATAGCCAGACTCCTGTTTCTGGCGCGGTATGGGCGATCGACAGTGACAATCTGGCGATTCAGTATTTCCGTGTAACGTCGATCTCGACCAATGATGACGGCACTTTCACCGTTGGCGGCGTTCAACATGACCCAAACAAATACCGCTATATCGATGACGGTGTAAAAATCGACCCGCCGCCCATCACCGTTACTCCGCCTGGCGTCATGAACAAGCCAGAAAACGTGGTGATTTCTCAGGTTGATTACGTTGAGCAGGGTCTTAATGTTGCCTGCATGCAGGTGACGTGGGACTCGGCGCCAAACGCTATCAGCTATGTTGCTCAGTGGCGTAAGGATAACGGCGACTGGGTAAACGTCGGCCAACAGAGCGCGAAGGGTTTCACCGTCGCTGGCATCTATGCCGGTATTTATGACGTGCGTGTTCGCGCCGTCAATGCGGTGGACGTTTCATCACCGTGGGGCTATGCGCAGTCAACAACGCTTTCTGGCAAGGTTGGCAAGCCGGGAACACCGGTTAGCCTGATCGCGACAAAAGATGTGGTGTGGGCCATCAACATACAGTGGGGCTTCCCGGCTGGCTCTGGTGACACGGCTTATACGGAGATTGAAGTAGCGACCACCGCAGATGGCATGAATCCGCTTTTCCTGGCTAACGTTCCCTATCCCGGAGTCAGCTATCAACATGGCCCGATGCCTGCAGGTATACGCCGCTGGTACCGCGCGCGCCTGATAGACAAAATCGGCAACAAAGGGGACTGGACCGGGTTTGTCGAAGGTTCCAGCAACAGCAATGCTAACGACCTGATCGGTGATTCATTCCAGGAGTTTATTGAATCGCCAGACGGTCAGGCACTGCTTGGTCCAATCATCACAGACCCGAAAGCGCTGGCAGAAGACATTCTCGCTAACTATGAGCATGTCGATCAGCAATGGGCGCACTTCGGTGAAAACTCGGCGGGCATTCTCGAAGCCAAAAACGTTGCAGCAGATGCTGAGAAATCGGTTGCGGATTTACGCACTGACGTTGTCGCTCAGTTCGATCAGCAGCAGGCGGCAATCTCAGAGAGAATGGTCGCTTATGCAGATGCTAATGGCGGTTCAGCAATCTACACGCTGAAGGCGGGCATCAAGTATGGCGGCACCAACTACGACGCAGGCATGTCTGTCGCGGTCACTATTAACGGAACCGAAGTGGTCACGCGCTTCGCTGTAAACGCCAATCAGTTTGTTGTGGCAAGCGGCAGCGGTAATAACGTGTTCTCACCATTCATCATCAGAGACGGTCAGGTTCTGATTAATCAGGCGTTCATCGGTGAGGGATGGATAACGAATGCCATGATCGGAAGCTTTATTCAGTCTAATAACTACACAGCGGGTTCGGTTGGTTGGAGATTGGATAAGGCAGGTAATTTCGAAAATAACGGGTCAGACAGTTCTGGCCGCATGACCATGACCAATAATCAAATTAGCGTATATGACGCTAGCGGCGTTCTTCGTGTAAGAATGGGGAAATTAAGCTAATGGCATACGGTTTTGGGACATGGGATGCTAACGGAGTCGATAATAATACCGGTCTGGTAAGGATTAATGCGCTCGGTACGTTATCGATAGACGCTTCCAGCAATTACTCACAGGCATTCAACCTGCCATCTGGATACGTCCTGGACTATCTTTTTCAGCCCAGCGGGGAACCAAACAGCATTAATGCGAGGAAAAGAATAAGCGTTAGCGGCAATTCAATTGCGGTGACGCAAGTTGCTGGCAGTGATTATTCTAACAACACCTTCCCTAATGTTCCTGGAACCATATTGGCTTTCGCGAGGTTATAATGGCTTTCGGTACGTTATTAACAGATCAAAATGGTGTTGCTTTTTATATTGGTGAAACAATGCCTATCAGCTTGCTTGAAAAAAGAGTTCTGAATGTGCCAGCAGTAGGCGGGGAAGGTAGCGCACAAGATCTTTTTGCCAATGACGGAGCTTTGCGTTTTGTTTTTGTTAACAGCACAGGCGCACAAGCTGGGGGCAGCTCCACTTGCGAATTCTTAATGCTGAATAGTAGTACAGGTCGCTGGCAGTTAAACTGTGTAGGCGCAGCACGTACAGTTAACGTATTCATATTTGGCTACCAGTTCCAGCCAGTACCTTCCTGGGGGATACAGATAAACGATGCTCAGGGTCGTTGTATTTTAACCAACGAAACCAAAGTCCTGCGAGATGTGCAGAATATCGGAGACCCGAGCAATGTCAGTAATTCAGGCTATAACATAAATCAAACGTTATCAGGTCAGTGGGCGGTGGCACCAACAATGCTAGGCTATTTTGCTGGCGTAAATAATTCATCAGGGCAACCAATGCCGGTAGTTGCCCGTTTTTGCTCATCTGCCAGGTTCAATGGAAGCACTACACAGATTGCTAGCGGATATCTCGGCAACATTGATGGGAATGCTTCGAACGCCACTTATACCAACTATAGGAACCGAATTACAGCCATAAATGTGGCTAGATATTAGTTTAATTAATCGTATTGATCTCCTAATGGATTTGATACTGTCAGATCGTATGTAATATAAAATCTAAAAATCCAATTAGGGATAAAAATGAAAAACATTATTGTTATTGCTTTGGGTATGCTAGCGGCCGGTTGTCAGTCCTTACCTCCGGAGCAGTGCACTGCTAATGCAAGGATTGGCGGGCAGGATACTACAGTTTCTGTTTACGGCGTGCGAAAGCAAGCTAATCAGACTCAGTATTATGCAGGAAATCCTTTTGGCTGGAAGTGGGTAAGCGCCAATAACTTCACAAGCTCAACTTGTGACAAATCTTAATAGGTTTACGATTTTATATTTATAAGCTAAATTCCATCTGCTGCTGTGAATCCCCCTATGCGGTGGGGCGACAGTCTATTTCTCTCGAAAGATAGAATACAAACGAGACGCGAACCGACGACTGTAAGGTTCACCGGGAGGCACCCGGCACAGCAGCTCAATTATAAAGACCCGGCCATCGCGCCGGGTTTTTTATTGCCCGGAGAAAACTATGCCAGCAGGCACTATAGCTTTGACCAACGGTTCTAACGCTGTAAGCGGTACAGGAACCAGCTTTACTACTGAGCTGAAGCAAGGTGATTTCGTTTACGTCACAGTGGGCAGCGCCCCTTACACGCTGGTGGTATCATCCGTCACATCAGATACCCAGTTAACTCTTTCAATTGCTTTCGATGGCCCTACGACATCAGGCCTTGCGTGGAATGCTGTTCCGGCATCAATGCAGGTAGCTATAACACAGAAAATACTGAATGATTTCGCACAGGTTGCGCGTGGACGCATTCTGGACTTCCAGAACTGGCAGAAAATTTATAGCAGCGATCCATCAGTCACCGTTACCCGCCCTGACCGTACACAGTTCATTGGCCCAAGTTGGGGCTACATGGCAACTCAGTTTGCAAATAAAGCAAATCTTGTGAATGACGTCGTAGAGGTTGTGCATGGAGGTACCGGTCAGAAAACTCTATCAGGGGTCATGACGTGGTTAGGGCTTGGAGATGCAGCGTTTAAAAATACTGGCACAACATCAGGGAGCCTTGCTGCCGGTAATGATGCTAGATTTGTTAATTTTGCTGTTTCAAGTTCCCCAAAAAATATCGTCGTTTCAAACTCATTCAGATGGGATGTGCCTGCAGGATTAATTTGTCATGGCGGGGCGAACTCGGCATCTCGCACATCAGTTTTTACGATCGATTGGACTTCAGGTGGCGGCACACACATCTTCATCGACAGTACAGACATGGGACAGGTGCAATTCATTACATCAGACGAAAGACTTAAAGAGAAAATTGAGCCTGCAAAATCAGGATTTATTGAACGTGTTAATGCTCAGGAAATCATTGAATACCAATGGATTGACCAGAAAATGCGTGGTGATAGTCGCATGCGCGGGTTTATTGCTCAGCGAGTGGGTAAAGTTGATCCAATTCTGATGAATGGCACGGAAGATGGGCAATACGGATTAGAGATTATAGGTCTATTGGCTGATGCGTATGGCGCTCTTCAGGAGCAGCATAAATTAATCAAGAATATGGAAGTTATTATTTTTGAGTTGCAGGCTCGCATGAAATCAATTGATGGCCTCGATTCATAAAAAAGCCCTGCCGACGGGACAGCTTAAGATCGCGTCTATCTTCATGTAGGGTTAGTTGACTGAAAGTAGATGAAGAACATTGTGAGCCATGCTTATCTGCTAACATGCAAAGAAATCAATTGATGAGATATGGAAATGAAACAAATCATCACTCTCTTGGGTGCTCTTGTTTTGGCTGGCTGTGTCAACCCATATGCCTATCGGGAAGAGCAAACTGTGCAAGCCTCTTTCACAACCAAGAAAGGCGTTGAAGAGACACAGCAATGCATTCTCGCTGCATGGCAACGTGTGCCATTAATGACAGCAATCTCCGCTCAGCAAACAGGGAAATATTACAGCATATTGGCAATACCTGATGCTGCTGACGTACTGGATGAAAGTGGGCAAACCAGAGTTAACTATTACTCCTTGCGTGGGGCTCTGGACGTTACAAACGGGAAGGAAAAACGTATAGCTGGCATCAAGTCATGTCTTTAGTTAATAAAAAAGCCCCGGCGACGGGGCAGCTATAAACCGCGTCCATCTTTATGCAGGCTGCGGTGTGTGTGTGGTTAAAGCTTAGTCACTCACTCCAGAGCCGCCCAACTAAATCCCCTTTCTCGCCAATCCCTTCCAAAAATCCTACATCAATCGACTTGATCGAACCTACCACTAATATTACTGTATTTATATACAGTGTTAGTCGGAAGGTTTCTTCATGCCACGTCAAAGCGATATCAATCCATCATTTAACGCAGCCATCACGATTGACGCCGGAGGTAGGCGAACCATTACCACCTCAGCATTTGTCAAAGAGCTTGCTGCACATAATCACATCTGGACGCTTAAGCAGGCCAATCGCTGGATTGAGGAGCAGCAATGCGACTTTAAGGACATCTCAACCGAAGAGGGTGAGCGCCGCACATTCATGATCCGCAATATGGGCAGGGTTCGTTGATGGGCTTTCCATCACCGGCGCAGGATTATGTCGAGAGTCGGCTCGACCTTAACGCTTTGATGGTGTTGCGCCCTGCAGCGACGCTTTTCATTCCTACGGTAGAAGGTCTGGTGCTGGTCGATAAGTCAGTGAGGCCGAAAGAGGGAAATGTCATTTACTTTGAGGCGTGGGGAACATTTCAGATCGGCAGGATGGGTAAGCATCACATTGTGTGTCGAGATGGGGAGACCATTGAAGGCGAAGCGCTGGAGGATGTGACCATAGTGGGTATTGTTACTTTTGAAGTGCTACATATGCATGATGAAAGCAGGCCAACGATTTAGCGTTCAATCTAAGTTTTCATGTGTACATTTATGGGTACATAAAACTTTTTTTACTGCCGAATAAAATCTTTAATAACAGATGATTAATGACTTTATTCGGCATATCCATTTAACTAAGGAGACGCCGGGCGCGCAGTATAGCGCACCGCGAACCTGATTTTAACTATGCAGCGGTTGTTTGCTCAATCTATCAGCAATTTAAGACCAGGCTTACGCCTGTTTTTGCTTCTCTTTCCGCTTCTGGTCCGCACGCGCTTTGGCTTTCGCCGCTTCACTCATATCGTTACGAATCTGCGCATGGCTGATCAATGCAAATATCAGTGTGCCGCCCGTAATGTTGCCAAGCAGCGTAGGCAAGGCAAATGGCCAGAAGAATTCGTACCACGGCAGCGTGCCCGCAAACACCAAATACAGCACCTCGACCGAACCGACCACGATATGCGCTAAATCCCCTAACGCCACCAGCCAGGTCATCATCACGATCACCACAATTTTTGCTGCGCCCGCATACGGGAACATCCACACCATGGTGGCGATAATCCAGCCGGAGATCACCGCATTGGCGAACATTTCGCTGGGGGAATTGACCATCACTTTTTCACTGATGGCGGTAAACGCCTGACGCGTCGCATCGTCGAATATCGGCATATGATTAAAAGCTAGCGCGCCCAATGCGGTGCCAATCAGATTGCCGAGCAGCACCACGCACCAGAGACGCAACAGCAGCGCAAAGTTGCTGCCGGTCGGTTTGTGCATCACCGGCAAAACGGCGGTAACGGTGTTCTCGGTGAACAGTTGCTGGCGCGCCATAATCACAATGACAAAGCCAAAGGTATAACCCAGATTTTCGAGTAAAAATGCGCCGGGCACGCCTTTTAGGTGGACCTGAAAAATGCCTTTCGCCATCAGCGAAGCGCCCATCGACAATCCCGCCGCTACCGCCGACCAAAGCAGCGCCATGCCATCACGCTCAAGCTCTTTTTCACCGTCCTGACGTATCTCCTCATGAATCGCCGCAGCCTGCGAGGGCAGGGCATCTTCATCGACTTCAATCTCCTTGCCTTGTTCCTTCTCATCACTCTCTACATCGTTGTCACTCTTTGAAATCGATGGTGATTGTTTCATGTTTCCCTCGGGTGATAATGCCATTGCGTAATAAGCGTAGCTGGTTTTGGCAAGGTCAATTTGTTACGAAGATTCAATTTAAGAGTAACGAAATTTTAACTGAGTTGGTTTTTTGAACGATTTCTTGATCTGATGCGCACGAATACCCCATTTGGGGTAAGTGGGAGCCAGCTCACAGACTTCGGCCCACAGATTCAATGTGGTATTATCGCCGCCTCATTCATTGCCGTGATTCTCCCTTCTATGCTCGAAGTCATTAATCTCTCATGCGTTCGTGATGAGCGAACCTTGTTTCATGGGTTGAGCTTCCGTGTGCAACCGGGTGACATTGTGCAAATCGAAGGGCCAAACGGAGCCGGGAAAACCTCGCTGCTGCGCCTGCTGGCGGGATTAAGCCGGGCGGAAGAGGGCGAGGTGATGTGGCAGTCACAGCCTATTCGTCAACAGCGCGAAATATGGCAACAAAATCTGCTCTATCTCGGCCATCACCCCGGCGTGAAATCGGTACTCTCACCGCTGGAGAACCTGCATTTCTGGCACGGCAGCAGCAATGAAGACGCGATTTTTGATGCGCTTGAGCAGGTCGATCTGCTGGGTTTTGAAGAGGTGCCGGTGGCGCAACTCTCTGCCGGACAGCAGCGGCGCGTGGCATTAGCCCGCCTGTGGCTCAGCCCGGCGTCGGTATGGATCCTCGATGAACCCTTAACCGCCATCGATAAAGGCGGCGTAGAAAAATTAATGGCGCGATTCGCCACCCATGCCGATAACGGCGGAGCGGTGATTCTGACGACGCATCAGGATCTGCCCGATAACAGCGCGCGCGTGCGTAAAATTCGTCTTACTTCGGAGTGGGCTTGATGTTAGGCCGGATCATTCAGCGCGAATTAAAAATTGCCTTTCGCAGCGGCGCGGAAGTGATCAATCCGCTGTGGTTTTTCCTGATTGTTATCACGCTGTTTCCGTTAGGTATCGGACCAGAGCCGCAGCAGCTGGCGCGCATTGCGCCGGGCGTAGCGTGGGTTGCCGCGTTACTGGCCTCATTGCTGGCGCTGGAGCGGCTGTTTCGTGACGATTTTCTTGATGGTTCGCTTGAGCAACTACTTCTGTTGCCAACGCCGCTGCCAGTCACGGTGCTGGGCAAAGTGATTGCTCACTGGCTGATTACCGGGCTACCGCTTATTTTACTGTCGCCGCTGGCGGCTTTGTTGCTGTCGCTGGATTTTGCCGGCTGGCGCGCGATGGCATTAACGCTGCTACTTGGCACGCCAACGCTGAGCTTTCTCGGCGCGATTGGTACCGGTTTAACCGTTGGGCTGCGGCGCGGCGGCGTATTACTGAGTTTGCTGGTATTGCCGTTGTCGATACCGGTTTTGATATTCGCCAGCGCGGCGATTGATGCCGCCGGGATGGGGTTGCCGATCGGTGGTTATCTGGCGATTCTCGGCGCGATGCTGGCCGTCAGCGCAACGCTGTCGCCGTTTGCGACAGCAGCGGCCTTACGTATCAGTCTGCATTAATTCGTGTCGCCTCAGAGCGGCCGAAACCTGAATTCTCTTTATTGTGAGCAATGCAAAATGTGGAAATGGTTACACCAGTGGGCAAAGCCTGAGCGGCTTTACCAACTATGCGGTCGCTTAATTCCGTGGTTCGCGGTGCTGGGTGTTGGCACGCTGTTACTCGGTTGGGTTTGGGGCTTCGGCTTTGCTCCGGCGGATTATCAGCAGGGCAACAGCTTCCGGATTATGTACATTCACGTGCCTGCGGCGATGTGGTCGATGGGCGTGTACGCGTCAATGGCTATCGCGGCGTTTATCGGGCTGGTGTGGCAGATGAAAATGGCTGATTTGGTCTCGGCGGCGATGGCGCCGATTGGCGCGGTGTTCACCTTTATCGCGCTGATCACCGGTTCCGCCTGGGGTAAACCAATGTGGGGAACCTGGTGGATCTGGGATGCCCGCCTGACATCCGAGCTGGTGCTGCTGTTCCTCTATATGGGCGTAATTGCGCTCTATCACTCTTTCGAAGACCGCCGCACTGCCGGGCGCGCCGCCGGTATTTTGATTCTGGTTGGCGTGGTTAATCTGCCGATCATTCACTTCTCGGTACAATGGTGGAACACGCTGCATCAGGGCT